AAATCCGTAAATGAATACTTCTGAACCGAGTATGTGATAAAATGAAACCAAATCGTTTTCAAAAGGTTTAAGGGGTAACACACTTGCAAGGGTGTAAGACCCCTAATAAGGGCAATTTTGTGCGATTATGGGCAATTCTCAATAAGAGTAATCCTATTGAGACTCTATAAAGGATAGTGTCATAATGTCGCTTGTAATATATCCTTTTTAAGAAAAAAGAAAAACTTATTCATATTATAAGAAAAACTGTTGACAATCTATCAAATGAGATTCAATCTCAATAAATAATAATGATATTGCGACTCATTCTCAATAAAAACCAATATATGTGAACAAATGTACACTACTGCACATATGTACACTAGTATGGGTGGGGGTGGTCGCTCGCACGTGTGACTGCGTGTGTATGTATACATATATCAGCCCTTAAAAAAATTTATGCCTCAAAAGCCCACACCAGACGAACTCGAACTCAAATCGAGCATACAAGAAGCCATCAAGGAGATAGCCGCCGACAAGGAGTTACAGAAGGTCAAGAGCTTGTCTCGCCACAATCCTATGAAGGTCGCGGAGATATTGTACTTGTACAGCATTGGAAAGAGCCAGACGCAGATCGTCAAGAAGTACAACATACAACGCTCTACGGTAATACAAGTGCTAGTTGATTACGCGGACCACTTGGGTCAATTGCGGGACGTAGCTGGTAAAATCGCGGCTAAGAACTATATGCAACTGAGTTCATTGGAGGAGGATCTAGTGGATAAGGTACGGGACAGATTGGAGAACGACCCAGAGATGGAGGTATCTTTCAGAGACCTCAAGGAGTTGTCTATAGCAAAGGCTAACGCATTCCGGGAGACTATGACCACTAGAGGAGAGGCTACGAGCATATCTGAGGAGCGTAAGGTAATCACCCAAGAGGACTACGAGGATACCCTCAAGGCAGCCAAGGAGCGTCTGGAGGCAATGAAACGAGTTGACAACGCGGAGATAATTGAAGAGTCAGATGATTGATGAAGATTACGATGACCTCTTTGACCGCATCCGAGGAAACCTCGGCGAGCATTTTAGTAACTATATGTTTATAGTTATGGATGATGACGGAGATTTATTCTATGATTATACTAACCATAGGGTAGGACGTATGCTTATCAGTGAAACCAAAGCAGATATGGACGGGGACTTAGATGCCTTGGACATAGTGTGGGACGCTGAAGCCGAAGAAGAGGAGGAAGCAGATGGAACTGACATTTTCTAGACACCCTTTCTTAGTACCTCCTACGGACGAGGAGATTGTTCTCTTAGCAGAGAAGGACCCAAAGTTACTAGAGGCTTTGTACCAAGCCCACGAGGGTAGGATACAAGCAGCTGAGGAAGACCCTATACGATACGGATTTGATTTAGCCGGATGGGAGAGAATGAGAACCAGTCTCAATAAGCAGAACGAGTGCTTAGTTCTCGGCGGAAATAGAAGTGGTAAGACCACTGGGTGTGCGAAGATGGTTATGCAAGCCGTTATGGAGAACAATAACGGACACATAGTGTGCTTCAGTCAAAACGCAGATACTTCCGTGAAGGTACAGCAAGCGGCGATATGGGAGATGATGCCGAAAGAGTTCAAGCGAAAGACGAAGAGCGTAGACGGCTACATCAACTTCTCTATGCAGAATGGATTCACTGGGAGTTCGTTTATCTTCCCAGATACTAAGACACGTGTAGACTTCAAGACTTATACGCAGTACAGCAACAATCAGACGATTTTGGAGGGTTTTGAGTTCGGCTTCAAGAAGCCTAGTGGATTGAACCTAGGTGCGTGGTTGGACGAATACTTGGGAGATGCGGCGTTGGTAAACACTTTACGATTTAGATTAGCTACCAGAGATGCTAAGATGGTGATTGGATTTACGCCGATTGATGGGTACACACCTTTCATATCTGAGTACCTCAAGGGTGCCGAGACCTTACAGACTAGAGAAGCGGAGCTACTCAAGAACAAGAAGCTACCTATAGAGCAGTACAGTCCAGACAGAGATGCCGGGGTTGTGTATCTCCATTCGGACGAGAACCCCTTCGGCGGTTACGAACGTATAGCGAAAGACCTTCGGGGTCGCCCAGAGGAGGAGATTATGGTTCGTGCTTACGGTATGCCCGTGAAGTCAATGACAAGTCTGCTACCATTATTTAACACAGAAGTAAATGTATTATCCGAAGTACCCAATAAATACGGAAGAAGATTTCCAGACATCACTGATAAGTCCAACTATAGTTGTTATCAAGTGGTCGACCCAGCCGGAGCAAGAAACTATGTTGCAATCTGGGCTGGAGTTGATAGAGATAATAACGTCTTTATTAGACGAGAGTTCCCCGACCGTGATTCATACGGAGAGTGGGCAATTTTTGGCGATCCAAAGTGGAGATTCGGACCAGCCGCGAAAAAGGTGGGGTACAACGTAGAGGGCTACGTAGAGCTCTTCAAGGAAATAGAGGACGAGCTAGGGATAGAGGTAACGGAGAGAATCGGGGACTCCAGATACTTTGCTAGAGAGAATGAGAACAATGATGATTTGTTCACAGCCTTCTATGACTTTGGTATGAACTTCATTCCTAGTGACGGACGTACAGAGGAGTTAGGGATCACAGCGTTGGACGAGTGGTTCAGTTACAACCCTAACGTACCAATAGATGAAGCCAACAAGCCTATGTGTTATATACACAAGGACTGCGGCAACCTAATAGATTCTTTAATTAATTACAACTCTAACGGAAAGATGGACGAACCCCTCAAGGACTTCTTTGATGTTATACGTTACTTACGTATGGCTAATTCCGGCGATGGTCCCGACCACATTGACGCTAGAGATTATCAAACTATAACATACACAAAAGGAGGCTACTAAAATGCCAAAGAAGAAATTAACAGCACTAGCAGAAGAATACGGCATACCTTTCGAGGAAGCCCTAGATTTAGTTTTCAAAGAACTAGAGGAAGATATGGTTACCGGAAGAGGTAAAAACACTTGGGTCAACGACAACGGACAGAGAGTCCTAGATGAGTTCATTTCTATGCCAGTCCTTTACAGAGGACCGGTATTAAGTGAAGCCCCGAACCCTAGTTACATTATGGTTTACGTAAAGGAACTATCTAAGAAAGTTCCAGTAAAGATACCACTAAGGTACAAGGGAGCATTCTCAAAAGGGAAGGTTGTATACCTCGAAGCTGACAACAGCACAGACAACCCTAAGTACAACTGGGTGAAGACACCTCAGAGGACTTACTAAGTTGATACATATGATATTATATTAAATAAACTATGCAAAGTGACTCAATTTCAGAAGCCCTTACTTACGTAGGGAAAGAGCCCGATATTAAAACTTTACGCTACGCCTATGACGAAACCGTTATAGAACTAGAAGCGTATTTCGATCTGTGCCGTACAAGCTACGATGACAGACGTAATTGGTGGGCTGGTAAAAGCCGTGACCACAGAAAGCACGGAGCTGATGCATTCCCTTGGGAGGGTGCTGCTGATATGGAGGCACACACTATTGATGAAAGGATTACTCGTCTTGTATCTCTGTTTATGTCTTCTCTTAATCGTTCTAATGTAAGAGCGTTTCCGGTTGAGAGTACAGACATTCCAAGAAGTAAAGTAGTATCTAGTTTCTTGAAGTGGATGGTATCAAGTGGATACATCCCTAGATTCAAGAAAGAGATGGAACTCGGTGCTAATTATTTATTAGAGCGAGGTATCTTGATTACTTACGTAGGCTGGCACAGAGAAGACCGTAGATTCTTACAGCGTTTAGACCTTAATCAGATTGCTCAGATTGCCCCAGAGGTTGTTGAGCTCATAGCTGGCGGCGAGAACGATGATGAGTTAGTAGCTTTACTGGAAGCAACATTTCCGGGAGTTACCAAGAAAAGAGCTAAGAAAGCTCTCAAGGATTTACGCAAGAACGGCGAAGCCGAGTTACCGATAGTTCGTAGACAAGTAGATGCCCCAGAGGTAAAGACACTTGCACCGGACGGAGACTTCTTCTTCCCTCCTTATGTTACGGACCCACAGCGTGCACCGTACTG